AATAATGAAATAAGACTTACAGAAGTACCTAAAGATTAACTATAAGACAGACTACAAGTCCTTACCTAAAGATAGACTTATAGATAGGGACTGGTCAAGTACCATAAATCAGACCATAAGGTAGGTACATATGTTTACTCCTAATCAATCACTCAAAGATTTAGCTCAGTTAGCCCATACCAATGGTATGCGTATGGTAGCTGTAAAGCAGAGAGTTAAAGCTAAGGTGTCTTATTCTACATTAAGCCTTGCAGATGTCTCTAACGTTATTAAGGCTACTAATGAGGGTCTTTTGTTTAAGGATGAAATGAATGCTATAGTCACAAGGTTTAACCGTCAGGATGGTCCTGTAGCAGTGGTCTACGTGAATGAACAAGGTCTGTTAGATTACATGGTGTCCTTATAGAACTGGTTCTCCGTAGGAGTGATAATCATGGCTAAAGTTAAAGTGTTAGTTCAGCAATCCGGTATTGGTATGCGTTATTGGGCTGTAACAGAAACTGGGTGTAAACCTTTTAGTGAACTGCGTAGTATCTTAACTCACTCTTATGAAGGGTTACGGGATATGTTCGCTGGGGCTTACTCTGAGGAAGAAATAAAAGCTGGTTCTCGTAACATCGTAGGGGAACTGATAGTCGAGTGCAATTGGGAGGAGTCTTAGAATGGGCTCTAAGCCACGAATAACGTTTATCACACACGCAGCTTTCTATGAGTTTGTCATGTGGGCCTTAAAGAACACAATAGCCTATGAGGCTACTCAGGTGGAAGATTGTGTTTATGTAGTAACTTTTAAAGGTGGTTATTAATATGGTACGTAAAGAATCTATTCGTAAAACTCCGAGTCAACTAACCGTAGACGGTAAGCCAGTTCTGAAAGGTCTTACAGCTAAACTGGGGACAGGGGCATTCACTCACGCTTACAAGGTGGATAAACTTAATCGTGTGGTCTCTGAGTATGGTGCCTGTATGGCTAACATTAATGGTGATGAAGTTGCTCTGTTGGCTTCCTGTTGCCCTATCAAGGGGTTATATTCTATGGGCTGGTTGCCGCCGCGCCTCAACTTGGTGGTTAATGGTGATGAGAAGACTCAGGTAGCCTTTCCGTACTGCGAGAAGGTTGACTGTTTTGATGAGGGTCACTACCAGTTGTATGTAATGCCAGTCTATGAGAAATTCAGCAAGTCTTCTGTAAGCCCTAAACAGTGGGAGTTCTACCGATTACTTTGTTCATTACTGAATACATGTAGAACCAACAAGGTAACAGACCTACTATCCTTAATTCGTAAAAGTGGACCACTGGCAGACTGGATGGAATCAGGTTTCAATGAGGAACTTAAAGATTGGCTGTGTGATGCCTTTGAGACTACGCTGAACTATGGGGATGACATACGAATGGAAGTGTCACCGAGAAATCTTGCAATTGACGAATATGGTAGACTTATCCTTCTGGATGTGTTCTACTCTTGTAATAGATTGCAGCGAGTAAGAACCTATTAGTTACACTAACCTACTAATTAATTAACAGGAAGTACATATCATGACTACTACAACACAACGTAAGAAGCTAACTGCAAGTGACCTGAAGTTCTACTATGAGCAAGCTCAAGGAGGTCACTTCTTCACCAGAGACTCAATGAAGTTCTTTGGGGATACAATGGCTAACTATGGTGTTAGAGCCCAGACTGAGTTCGTGCAGACATACTCACAGGAAGAACCTATTGAGTGCTACGTGTTGTATCGTCGGAAGAAGACATCTAAAGGTATGTGGAAGTCTACATACTTTGCTTGTAGTGACTTCGAAGTAATCCATAAGGCAGATTAATATGTCAACTAAAAGTCTAAACAAGGAGGCTCTGCAAGTCAGGGCTTCAATTAAGCAGATAGTAGACCAAGCGTTTAAACGTTTCGTATCTGCTGGTAAACCTCTTGACAGACTCGCTATTGAATACTGGTGGACAGGTGAGGAGAAGCTACAGGTAGAGAGACTGGAAGCTAAACTAAAGGCTCTCAGCAAGGCTATCGTAGACTCTGAAGGTCTAACGTTTAGTAAACTGAATGGCTACTCTGATTTTAGTCATTTGAATACTTCAGGTACACATTGCGTAATTCGATAACAAGTAGAGGTTGACCTATGAATAACTTAACTAATGATGTACACACATCTCCTATAGTCTTTCAATACGTTTATAGCCAACAGGAACAACGTGGCTTCATTGTAGCGATATATGAAGGGGTTGGTACTCTGGTCTTAGCGAAACAAGGCTCCTATGGTCTGGCTGACCGTGGTTGGCACTCGTTGCAGAGCCCTGTAGTTGGTGACTGGCAGAAACTGGAAGACGTTAGGAAGGCTTATGGTCTGGGCTTATGGGCAGATACAAGGGGTCGTGTCTACTATGACTTCCAAGTTCCTCTTAAAGACAATTCTATTAACCCTATTAATCTAATTAACCCTCACTATAGGGAGACCCTGAAGGAACACTTCAAGTATCTACTTAAAGTCCAGACAGAAAGTACAAAGACTACAAGTATCTATATCTATGATTATGATAATAATGAAATAAGACTTACAGAAGTACCTAAAGATTAACTATAAGACAGACTACAAGTCCTTACCTAAAGATAGACTTATAGATAGGGACTGGTCAAGTACCATAAATCAGACCATAAGGCAACAACTATATGTCTTCAATGAATGTATTGTCTAATAAGATTGTCAAGAATGACTTCTCTGAGGAGGTCTTAAAGAACTTCAATTGTCTTGCAGATGTCTATGGGGAAACATTAGCGTCTGAACAACTACGTTTAGAGCATGAAGCTTACGAGATGGGTGAAGCTCGTTTCCTTAAGAACTTAGACAGGCAGATTGAACGTAAAGAGTTCGGTGAGAATGCTACCTCTAAGCCTATCTTGAACACTATGATTCCTTTAGTATCTGGTGGTATCTCTAAGTTCATTGAGGAGAACACACAGGCAGGCAAGAAGGGCCGTAAGCATTTAGCCCTTAAGCCTCTCTTGCAGTTAGACCCAGATTTCACCGCACTGATAACCTTGAAGTGTGTCTTTACGTGTTTAGCTAAAGAAGTCAACTTGCAGAAAGTAGCTAACATGATTGGCTCCTCTATTGAAGATGAAATACGGTATGGTCGTATTCGTGAACAGGAAGGGAACCACTTTAAGAAGTACATTAAGGAGTCATTGAATAAACGTAATGGGGCTACTTACCGTAGGGCATACATGCAGGCTGTAGAAGTCTCAATGATTACTGCTGGTCAATTAGAAGACTCATGGATTAACTGGGATAAGAACATTGTTATTAACTTAGGCATTAAGATGCTTGAGATTCTTATAGAGACTACAGGTCTCATTGAGTTGAATCGTATCAACGTTGGGACTAAGAACGAACAGGAAACTATCAGACTCACTGAGAAGTACGTAGAGTACTTTGCTGGTAGAGCAAGAGCACTTGCTGGTATTTCTCCGATGATGCAACCTTGCGTCGTTCCTCCTAAGCCTTGGACTGATGTTCGTGGTGGTGGATATTGGGCATGTGGTCGTAAGCCCTTATCGTTAATCCGTACAGGCTCACGTAAGGCATTAGAACGGTATGCTGACGTAGATATGCCTATTGTCTATGAAGCTGTTAATGCTATCCAAGAGACTGCTTGGAAGGTCAATAAGGATGTTCTAAATGTCCTTAACGAGATGGCTAACTTCAGTAACCCATTAGCTAATATCCCAAGTGCTGAGAAAGGAGAACTTCCAGAGCATCTTGAGGGGATGGAAGAGGATACTTTAATACTGAAACAATGGAAGAAATCAGCAGCAGCTGTCTACCGTAGAGAGAAAGCACGTCAGTCTCGCAGATTATCCTTTGAGTTCATCATAGGGCAGGCTAACAAGTTCTCTAAGTATGGGGCTATCTGGTTTCCTCACAATATGGACTGGAGAGGACGTGTTTATGCTGTCCCTATGTTCAACCCTCAGGGTAATGATATGACCAAAGGTCTCTTAACGTTCGCTGAAGGTTATCCTTTAGGGGAAGAAGGAGCTTACTGGTTAGCAATACATGGAGCTAATTGTGCAGGGTTCGATAAGGCTGACTTAGAAGAACGTGTTCAATGGGTTAAAGACCATGAGGCTGATATCTTAGCGTGCGCTGAGAGCCCTTTAGATAACCTCTGGTGGGCTGAACAAGATAGCCCTTGGTGTTTCTTAGCGTTCTGCTTTGAGTGGGCAGGGTTTAAGCGTGAGGGCTTTAACTACGAGTCTCACATTGCAGTAGCCTTTGATGGTACATGCTCAGGTATCCAACACTTCTCAGCTATGCTACGTGATGAAGTTGGTGGACAAGCTGTTAACTTGCGTAAAGGTTTCAAACGTCAAGACATCTACGGGATTGTGGCTAATAAGGTTAATGAAGCTATCGATGAACTCTTAGTCTCTGGTAGCTCAGACTCTGTGAAGACTATAGAGAACTCTAAGACAGGTGAAGTTACCCAACGTCAAATCTATGGTGAAAAGACTATGGCCGGTTGGTGGAAACAGTTCGGTGTAACTCGAAGTGTGACTAAACGTTCAGTCATGACGTTAGCTTATGGTTCCAAAGAGTATGGCTTTGCTGACCAAGTGTTTGAAGATACGGTTATGCCAGCTATAGATGAAGGTAAGGGCTACATGTTCCTTGATGGGTCTCAAGCTTCTCGCTTCATGGCTCACCTCATATGGGAAGCTGTTAGTGTGACTGTGATAGCTGCTGTTAAAGCTATGGAATGGCTACAAGCTTCAGCCTCCCTATTAGCCACTAAGGTAATCGATAAGGAGACCAATGAGATACTTAAGGATTGTCTCCCAGTTCATTGGGTGACACCTGCTGGCTTCCCTGTGTGGCAGGAATACAATAAGATTGAGCAGAAACGTTTAGATATCCTGTTCCTTGGTGCATTCCGACTACAACCTACCATTAATGTCCGTGAAACAGAGGAGATAGATACCCGTAAACAGGCTGCTGGTATTGCACCCAACTTTGTACATAGCCAAGATGGCAGCCACTTACAGTTGACTGTAAGTAAAGCTAAAAGAGTCTACAGGATTACAGCATTCGCTATGGTTCATGATTCCTTTGGTACTCATGCAGCAAAAGCTGGGAGTATGTTCAAAGCTGTCCGTGAGACTATGGTAAACACCTATAATGAATATGATGTTATCGAAGAGTTCTACAAACAGTTTGCTGACCAATTACATGAGAGTCAGTTGGAGAAGATGCCTCCAGTTCCTTCTAAAGGTTCTCTGGACCTTTCGGAAATCTTGGAGAGTCCCTTTGCGTTCTCCTGATTAACCCCTCACTATAGCAAGAGCACCCAGAGCCTGACTTAAAGTCGGGCTTTGTTGTCTTTAAGTAGTCTTGTTTTAATTAACCCTCACTATAGCAAGAACACACAAACATTACTTCTTACCAATCCTAAAGGAATAAACTTAATGACTGACATTTCCCGCTCAATCGAAAAGAACTCAACTCGTAAAACTCGTCTGACTCATAGTGAAGCTGAAGAGTTACAGCAGATTCGTGATCGTAAAGGCAAGCGTAACCGTACTACTCGTGGTAATCGTATCGAATGGCAACCAGCTTTGGTGGAGAATAAATAACATGTCTAACGTAACAATCCCCGCTATCACAGTTAATCCTTATAAAGCCGTAAGTTTCGTTCAGTCCTCTATTGAGAAAGCATTAGAGAAAGCTGGTAGTTTAATCGCTGAGATTAAATATGATGGTGTCCGTGGGTGTCTTGTAGTCTCTCCTCAAGAAGACTTAAAGGCTAAGTGTGATGCCTTTAGTCGTACCTCTAAGATTCTTCCAGCACTCTCTCAGTTCGACTACGAGTGCCTTGAACGTTGGGGTAAGTTCTTAGATAAAGCTATCTACCCACAAGGGTTAATGATTGATGGTGAACTATTAGTCAAAGGGAAGTCCTTTCAGGAATCGAGTGGATTACTTCGTAGCAAGAAGCAGTTACCTAAAAGTGACCTGATTGTCCGTGTGTATGCTGTAGTTCCCCTTGATGTTGTTCGCTCAGGTGAAGACCTTGATGTATCAAACTCACTAATGCACTACCATGTAGATGCTACAGTAGCTCGCTTGAAGGAATTCTTCCCAGAAATCACTTGGTTGGTTGCAGAACGTCATGATGTATTCTCAATGGAAGAACTGAATATTCTCTATGAGGAGAAACGTGAAGAAGGGCATGAAGGCCTTGTAGTTAAAGACCCTTTAGACATCTACAAGCGAGGCAAGAAAACTGGCTGGTGGAAGGTTAAGGCCGAGGATACTATTGATGGAACAGTACAAGGAATCATCTGGGGAACTGAAGGCAAAGCTAATGAGGGCCGAGTGATTGGCTTTGAGGTTCTCTTAGAGAATAATGTAGTCGTAGATGTCACTAATATAACAGTAGACCAGATGGATGAATTCACAGTTGAATCTATCATTGACCCTAAGTACTACATTGGGTGGGCCATTCAGGTTAAATTCATGGAGATGACTGAGAGTGGCTCTTTAAGACATCCTTCATTTGACTGCTGGCGTGGAACTGAAGAACTACCAGAGGAGAAAATATAAACCATGTATGAGCCTAAGGTAGGAGATTTAGTCTCCTTCCCTCCAACTTCAATTAAAGCTAAAGTTTATGATGTCCGTGATGGTTTCTTTCGGGCAACATCTGAAGGAGGTGGTGACATAGTTTACACTCAGAGAACCCATAAGTTAGCAATAGCTTCAGGTGTCTCTCAGTACAACAAGTATAACGTGGAGGTGCATAGTGCAGATAATCTCTCTATCAGCTCCTCAACCTAAGTGCGGTAAGGATACGCTTTATGAACTCTTTAAGCAGAGACATACAGACCTCAATGTCTATCGCTTAGCCTTCGGTGATTACCTAAAGAAGGAAGTGGCTGAGATGCTTTACGCTTCTCGTTATGTCTATCTTCCAGTTGATTACATCATTGAAGAGATGAATGACCAGAGTCTTAAGGATAAGCCTATGGCTGCTCTTAGTCTTGACTGCCTGATTGACTGCGAGTTCAAACGTTGGGCCTTACAGCATCACGCTAAGTATGCTCCTCGTTCCCTTCGGTGGTACTTGCAGTATTACGCTACTGACTATATGCGTAAGTTTAAGGGTGAGGAGTTCTACTGGATTGGCAAGGTAATGGACACAATCAAGACCATGCCTTCTGACTCCTATGTGTTTATCACTGATACTCGTAGCATAAATGAGGCTGAAACCTTACGGAATAACAGAGCGTTAATGCTTAAGGTGGTCCCTGATTGGGAACTTCCGGTTATCGTTAAGCATGGGTCAGATACCGCTTTGGATAACTACAAGTTTGACAGTGTGATTATCAACCGGAAAGACGACAAGTTAAGCATGGTATATGAGCTGGAGGCTTTATTAGGGGGTACCTTTCTAATAAACCCTCACTATAGCAAGAAGACCCACAATAATAGGAGTAACAAATTGTATGGCTGAACGTAAATACATAGTTCATCTGCTGAGTCAAGCTAATGGTGGTCAAGAGGTTACTGTACCAGTATTCGCTAATAGCTTGGAACATGCAGAGGACTTAGCGACCATCGAGTATGGTTTCGGTGAAGGCTTTGAGATTACACGGGTTCGACCTGATGTACTTCATAAAGACAACTTGGAGAGTTAACACAAATGCAACTTAAACAAGGCGGCTTCCGTAGTATGCCTGATGGGTATCTCCATCTGAACAACTACTCGCATTCCTCTAAGTCAGGACTTGCAGGATCTCTATTTGAACGTGTAATGACCCAACGTCAACGCAAACTGGTCATTAACTGCTTACTGGAAATCGCTGAGAAGCAACCACCAGAAGACAACACGGTTATGTTCAAGCATGATGTCTATCGGTTCCGTAAGGAGTTCCTACAGGAACACTTTCAGGCTGTTGTCTATGGTGCTTATCGGTTTATCTACAAGCTGCCTTCCTCAGAGATTGCTACAGCAGTTGTCCGTGAGCAGATGTCAGTAGAGAAAATCTATGATGCACGTAAAGCAGCTCACCGAAAAGACCCTGTGGGTAACTATTAACCCAAACATTAACTTAATATAAGGATAACAATTAACATGGCTAAATCAGCTAAACAGTTCTACTTCTCCCCTAAAGGTATCGTAATGCCTTACTGCTGGATTCAGAAGGCTGACACCAAATATAAGCCTCAAGGTGAGTTTAAGATTGACCTGAAGGTTCCTAACGCTGAAGCTCAAGGTTTAGTCGATGCAATCTCAGCTGCTCATGATGCAAACTGGGAAGAGAACAAAGATAACCCTAAGTTGAAAGCTAAAGGTAAGAAACCACAAGAGGCCGACCTGCCTTTCTACGAGGAAGACGGTTACACTATCTTCAAGTTCCGTATGAATGCTTCTTATATTAAAGATGAAGAAGTTGTGCCATTGGCCCTACGTGTAGTGGATTCTAAGGGTGTTCGTATGCAGGTAGTACCTAATGTATCTGGTGGTTCAGAGGGTAAGTGTCGCTTCTCGTTCTACCCATTCGCTGCTGTAGGTCAGATTGGTGTTGGTATCAAACTGCAACTGGATTCCTTCATGTTAACCAAACTGGTGGAATACTCAGGTGCTACTGGTGTGGACTCTGAGTGGGCCAAAGAAGCGGATGAAGATGGTTATCAATATGACCCTTCAACCGTTAAGGCTCCTAAAGAAGACCAACAGGAAGAGAGCTGGAAGGGTGATTCAGATGATGATGGTAGCGATTCTGCTGCTACTCCTGACTTCTAATCACTATGGCAATCTCTAAGGCTAAAGCGTATGGTGGCTCACGCTCAACAGTAGCCACCTTCCGGTCAGGCTTAGAGGAGAAGATAGCAGCACAACTGGAGGGCCAAGGTCTTCCAGTTATCTTTGAGAAATACAAGCTGAAGTACATTATCCCAGAGTCTGTGCATTCGTACACACCAGACTTTGTGTTACATAATGGTCTCATTGTAGAATCTAAAGGTATCTTCGACTCAGATGATCGAAAGAAGCATCAATTGATTAAGGAGCAACACCCTGAATTAGATATTCGCTTTGTATTCTCAAGCTCTAAGGCTAAATTATATAAAGGGTCTTCTACTTCATATGCTGATTGGTGTGTAAAGAATGGCTTTAAGTATGCTGATAAGTTAATCCCTGCGGATTGGCTTAAGGAAAGCAAAAAGATTATTCCAGAAGGAATCCTAATCGCTAAAGGCTAACAACAAGTATAACAATAAAGAGGAGTCTATATTATTATGGAGGTAAACTTCAAGACCCGAACTACTACTGATTACATTGTGGTACACTGTGCTGCTACTCGTCCCTCTATGGATATCGGTGCACGTGAGATTGGGCAGTGGCACAAGAGAGATAATGGTTGGCTTGCAATTGGATACCATTTCGTTATTCGTCGAGATGGTACTATTGAAGAAGGCCGTAAGGTTGACCAAGTAGGTGCTCACGTTAAGAATTACAATTCGATTTCTGTAGGTATCTGCTTAGTTGGTGGTGTTGATGATGAGTTAAAACCTCAGTACAACTTCACGAAAGAACAGGAAGTATCTCTAAAAGCTAAACTACAGGAACTCAAGAAGAAATATCCGAGTGCTGTAATCAAAGGACATCGAGATTTTGACTCAGGTAAGGCTTGTCCTTCCTTCGATGTCAGTAAGTGGGTTAAAGAACATGGGGTGGTATAAACCCTCACTATAAGAAGAGCCTTCAGTTATCATGCTGAGGGCTTTGAACCCTTGACAAACTGGAGGAATTCTGAATGAATTACATTACTGAAGTTAACCGTTTGGTTAGTGACTTCTGGGAAAAGTACGGTATCAATTGCATCATTGCTGGTGGTGCTGCTCGTGATGTTTATCATAAACGTACTCCTAAAGACTACGATGTTATCTTCACTAAAGAGATGACTATCGACAAGATTAAAGAGCGTCTGGAAGGTCTTGGTATTGACTACCTAATTCTTGACACATTTAACTTCCACTCTAAGCAGAAACACTTTGTTCCTTCAGAAGAACTTCAAGTGTCTGTATGTTCATCTGATGACCGTATCATGTATGGTGTTAAGATTAAACTGTTTGTATCTCAAAGTGATTTCTCAGGACCAGAAGTTGACCTACTGGTTTACAATTGTGATGCATTAAGCGAAGCTATCTCTATGTTTGACTACAACATCAATCAATTTGTTATCCCTCTAAATGGTCAAGCCTGTTTTGTGGGTAAGTTTCATCCATGTCTGGTTGGGCTTGAGCCTGTCAGAGGCTTAGGTGATTCTCCTCGTGATGTCAAACGTAAGGAGAAACTTGAAGCATTAGCGAAAGAGTTAGGCTATGGCGTATGAGCATAATGAGTATGGTGAATCAGATTCAATCTTCATGTATCACATGCCTTGTGAACACTGTGGGTCTTCTGATGGAAACTCAATGTGGTCCGATGGGCATCAATGGTGCTACGTCTGTGAGAAATGGCTACCTCCTGAAGGTGGCTCTATGAGCCATGAACATAAAGAGACCTATGGGTTAGAGCGTAGTGACACCTTAAAGATGTTCGAGTGTGAAGGTCATTTCACCTCATTGAATAAGCGTGGTATTGACAAGGAGACTTGCCAGAAGTATGGCTATTGGGTAGGGACCATTAAGGGTATTACTTATCAAATAGCTGACTACCGAGATGCGATGGGTGAACTTGTATTCCAGAAGCTAAGGGATGCTGATAAGAACTTCTCGATTAAAGGTAACGGACGAGAGGAGGCTCTATTCGGGCAACACTTATGGAATGGCGGTAAGAAACTTGTAGTCACTGAAGGTGAGATTGATTGTCTTACAGTAGCTCAGATTCAGAACTGCAAGTATCCTGTAGTATCAATACCTAAAGGCGCTAAAGCTGCTAAGAAGACCTGTGCCAGACTCTATGAGTACTTCGACCAGTTCTCTGAGATTATCCTTATGTTTGATATGGATGAGGCTGGAAGAGCTGCAACGAA